GATGGCGAAAGCATACCTCGACAAGTATGACGATGCTGCGTTGTTGTTCTACGACTCTGAGTTTGGTACACCTCAATCATACTTCGAAACTTTTGGTATCGATATGAATCGTGTGCTGCACACTCCTGTGACTGACGTTGAACAACTCAAGTTCGATATCATGAAACAACTCGACAATATTGATCGCGGTGATAAAGTCATTGTTATTGTCGATTCGATTGGTAACCTCGCTTCGAAGAAAGAAGTCGAAGATGCACTCAATGAGAAAGCTGTTGCCGATATGTCACGAGCTAAACAGATCAAGTCATTGTTCCGTATGGTCACGCCTCACCTCACACTCAAAGATATTCCAATGGTTGTTGTGAATCATACTTACAAAGAGATGAGTCTGTTCCCTAAAGACATTGTTGGTGGTGGTACAGGTTCATACTATTCTGCAGACAACATCTATATCATTGGTCGTCAGCAAGAGAAAGAAGGTAAGGACGTAGTTGGTTACAACTTTATTATTAATGTGGAGAAATCACGTTATGTTCGTGAAAAATCTAAAATCCCTGTTACTGTTACTCATGGCGGTGGCTTGTCTCGTTGGAGTGGATTACTCGATATCGCGTTGGCAGCAAAATTCGTCGTCAAGCCTAGTAACGGCTGGTACTCCCGTGTTGATGTCGACACCGGGGAAGTAGAAGAAAAGAAGTTCAGACTGAAAGATACTGACACCAAAGATTTTTGGTTGCCAATTGTGACGTCAGAGAAGTTTAATGAATATATAAAGCAGACGTATCAGATTGGTCACTCTGCTATTATTACTGATGATGAAATCGATGAGTTCATTGAAGATAACGTCACCGTATAATCATATCGACAATTTGATACCAGCATGTAGGTCAGATTTTAAAGAATACAGACCGCATGAATTTGTCGAAAATGATGGCAAAAACTGTATACTACCTAATGAGTTTATTAGACTATGTCCATGGGAAGCTCGCTATGTTAGCGCAGTAGCAAACGCTACTAAACATGGTGCAGTCGAGATTGGTAGGTATTTTGGTGGCAGTACACTCGTTCTAGCACAATCTGTACCAGAACATGTCATTGTTCATAGCTTCGATATTGAACCGCAAGATGATGAAACACTCGCTGGATTCATTGACAAATACGGCTATCAAAATGTCAATCTCTATCTACATGATTCAACTGATTCAGGCCCGAGTCGCTTTATAGATTATGATTTATTGTTTATTGACGGTGATCATACGTATGATGGTGTGTACAAAGATCTCGAAGCTTGGTATGATAACTTGATGATTGGTGGTCATGTGTTATTTCATGACTGCTATGTTGGTTACTACATACAAGAGGCAATCATGGACTTTACACTTGGCAAAAACGTACAGTTCTTACAGACACCTTTTAAGAGTATGCAATATTGGTCATATGAAAGTGGCAGCATTTGTCACTTCAGAAAGTTAGGAGACTAAATGTCCGACATCTCTATTGAAAATTTGATTCTAAGCAATCTACTATATGATGAGAACTACATTCGTAGTGTATTACCATTCCTCAAAGAAGAATACTTTGTCAATCACGAACAACGCATCACATTCAACCTCGTAGACAAGTATTTTACAAAGTATAACGCATGTCCATCTCGTGAAGCACTGAAGATCGAGGTAGACGAATTATCTCTTAATACAGATACTCATGCGGCCTGTGTTCAATTCATCTCCTCGCTTAATAAGGTAGACACAGACGAAGAGTGGTTGTTAACTCAAACAGAAAAGTATTGTCAAGATAAGGCAATCTATAATGCCATCATGGAATCGATTCAAGTAATTGATGGCAAGACAGACAAAGATAAAGGTGCATTGCCTGAAATCTTGTCTGAAGCACTCGCTGTTTCGTTCGACACAAATATTGGTCATGATTTCCTCGAAGACTTCGAGAATCGATATGACTTCTATCACAAGGTAGTTGAACGTCAGCCATTCGATCTCGATTATTTCAATCGTATCACTCGTGGTGGTATTCCTCGCAAAACACTCAACGTCATCCTCGCTGGTACTGGTGTAGGTAAGACATTGATGATGTGTCACTTTGCGGCTGCTAATCTGATGCAAGGTAAGAACGTATTGTATGTCACCTTAGAAATGGCAGAAGAACGTATTGCCGAACGTATCGATGCAAATCTAATGGGTGTACCACTCAATGATTTGGCAACGTATCCAAGAGAAACATACGAAACAAAACTCAATCGTGTAAAAGGTAAGACAGCAGGCAAACTGATCATCAAAGAATATCCTACTGCATCAGTTGGTAGTGGTCATCTACGACATCTTCTCAATGAATTAAAGTTGAAGAAGAACTTTATGCCTGACATCATCTACATTGATTATCTCAATCTATGTGTATCATCACGCATCAAAATGGGTGCCAATGTCAACACATATTCCTACGTCAAAGCAATTGCCGAAGAGCTAAGGGGACTTGCAGTTGAATTCAATCTACCGATCTTTACAGCAACGCAGACGAACAGAACAGGGTTTACGTCGTCAGACGTCGGCCTCGAGGACACTAGCGAGTCCTTTGGATTGCCCGCTACTGCGGATTTTATGTTTGCCGCCATATCTAACGAAGAGCTTGAGAGCCTCGGTCAACTCCTCATTAAACAACTCAAAAACAGATACAACGACCCAGGTCTGTATCGTAGATTCGTCGTCGGAATCGACAGATCAAGAATGAAGTTGTATGATGTAGAACAGAATGCACAACAAAATATTGGACCTGACATTGCAGACAAGCCAGTCATGGACAATACAGAGTTTGGTGAAGGCCTCAAACGAGAACGTGTAGATAAGTCTATATTCGATAGCTGGAAATAATATGTTCAATATGTTTATACACCCGCCTAAGACGGGAGGCATGACAGTCTGGAAAAGTCTGGTTGGTGATACTCAGATCACTCGAGAGAATTGTTTTAAGTCAGGCGATTGGAACCATTATCATCTACAATATCCTACACCTCGAGATTTTGAGAAGCTGAAGGAATCTGATGGGCGATGTGTTATCAGTCTACGAGATCCTGTTGAACAATGGATCTCTGCCTATAATTTTCAACGATATAACATGGTAGTGTTAGAAGAAGATGGTGCAGAAGCTGTTGTTCGTTATGGTATGATGGATCCAAAACTTGCAGAGATGAGTATCACTGGATTAAGAAAACACTTTGAACAGAGATTCGATGGTTTCGATCCACGTAAAAATCAATTGAAAGAATTGTTGCTAGACGAGAATATTGATTTCTATAATCCGAAAGATCGTTACGCACAGTTAATTGTAAAATTGATGGAAGATTATTGGGGTGATATCTACATTATCGAACAAGAAACTCTTGAACTTGATATCGAAACCAAACTCAATATCAAATTTATGGGATCAGAGAACATGATCAACTACGGAGAAAAGATAGAAATTGTCGATGAAGTTGATGAGGAAATGATGGAGATGTTTAGCGATCAACTCGAAAACGATTATGATGCCTACTACAACTTACTAGCAGAAGAGAAATGAAAAGAGTAAAATTCAAACATTGGAAAGAAGATAAAGAACTCGTTGAAGTTGGCGAAATGCCATCAAAGTTGAATAACCCGCAATCTGAAAAGATTGTGTTACAGACGCCACGCGGCGAGTTTATTGATATTCGTAAAGATACAGTGTTGGAGATTGAAGATGTCAATTGAATATAAATTTAATGAGTTTGAGTTGATTAGTCAGTTAGAAGATTATGTGAACTCAACCTATGATCAACATTATGCGAAAGGTAAGTTTCAAGCCACAGAGTTTATCATTGACGGTGGTCATGGCGAGGGATTCTGCCTCGGCAACATCCTCAAATACACTCAACGATACGGTAATAAAGGTGGCAAAAATCGTAAGGATCTGATGAAGGTCCTACACTATGCTCTCATTGCGCTGCATGTACATGATATGGAGCATCAGGAACCTACAGATTGGCGTGATATATCCCAATGATCTAAAAATGTAAATATTTACCTAAAATAGTCTAAGAAAATCTCTTTAAAAATCATAGACTTGCATCACGCCAGAAACTCCAATCAAATCAATAACTTAGAAGTGTACATATCCTGTCCATGCTGTATAATGGTACCTGTAAATTAGTAAAGGATATGAAACATGGTTGATTTTGATCGAGTTGAACGAAAGCTGACTGGCTGGACTGAGTCTGAGTGGGAAGGCTGCAGAGAAAACTACGCTGAGTACAAAGGTTCACTCGGCCCTGAAGCTACTAAAACTTTTCGTGAGTTTGCTTTCGGTATCGCTGCTCAAAACGTTCTTTTCGAAATGATTTCAAATGGTGAGGTGTCTCTCAATGGCTAAACAACTTTACATTTCAGAGTTTTTCGGTGACGTCTACAGTGGTGGCAACACCATTCCTTGGGACGCAGCTGCTCGCTACTTTCGTAACGCTCACTTCGGTAGCTTCTACGCTGACGGTGAAGGGCTACTCGAAAACCTGATTGGTTTCGAAAAGTTCTACGAGGCGCGCCTCAACGAGGTCGAGTTTGAAGACGACTTCTTCGACGAGTGGAAGTGGGAAATCTGTGCCTTCAACGTTCTTTGCGAAGGTTTTGGTAAGTTGTTTGCACCTGCTACGGAGGCAGCATAAATATGGAAACGGTACAAGAGTTTTTAGCTCGCGGTGGTAAAATTGACGTCTTACCTCCTGGTAAAGAGTCTAAAGCTTTAAAAGAGAAACAAGGTTCACGACATACCGTGTTTCAAATGGGCCGTAAAAAGGTTACGTTGGGAGATCAACAATGAAACAGTTAGCATTTATTTTGATGTTATTGCCAATGGTTGGATGTACTACTTATGCCAACTCTACGTATAAAGATAACTCGACAGCCGATCAGCGTGCTATCGAGGCAACTGGAGCGGCAGCCGTAGAAGCTGCTAAATCAAACACTGACAAGAATGCAGACATAGATATCAAGGGTTTGCAAGTCAGTTCGAATACGCAACATCGTCAAGTTGATCCAAACATTCAAATGCCCACAGCTGGTCGTTATGTAGTGTTTGGTCCTGATGGTAAGCGTGATCATCGTGCAGAGTTGAAGTTGCTTCAAAACTCTATGCACAATAGAAACGGCCGCCAAGGATTCGGCGAGTATACGAGCAATCGTGTAGATCGTGAATTTGATCATCGTCTGAAGCGCAAGATTGATGCTGAAGTCGATCGATTTATGGATAAGATATTCTAATGGATAAAGCAATTAAATGGGGTAAAATTATTCTTTTACTACCATTGATAGTAGTTTGGGATGTTGTCTATTTTATTATCGAAAAAACATATCGAGTAGCAACTTGGATAGATAATAATGGTGGCGACTTAATTGATAAATTTATTGAGGAGAAAATAAAATGGCAGAAGTAGCAAAACTACCTCTCGAGACAATGAATAAGGTTTTGAACCTTCTTGGTGGTATGCCTTATGGACAAGTCGCTGAACTGATTCAAGAGATTAGAGCTAATGCTCAAATCCTGAACGAAGGCGATGAAGTAGAAGAAGCAACAGCAGAAGAATAATGACAGGAATCGAATTAATTGCAATTACCTTTGGCATACTGGTCATCGGGTTTAAAGTTCTACTCGGTTTAGCACTTATCGGGTTTGCTTTATGGGCTGTGATTAAATTCGCTGGATTTATTTTTAGTTTATTGTTTTATGGTATGATGACAGTAGTGACTATATTTTGCCTGATTGGTGGCGGAATATGGTTGCTCGCTTAGCTGTCATCTTTTTATTATTATCTTCTTGTGCGCTCCGACCGCCTGACGACTGGGGCGTTTCTATTGAGGACATGGAAGGAATGGGAAATCCAACTATCGATGAGTGTCAAATCACTTTCGGTGGGGAGGTTCCCATGGTTCCATGTGTGATTGAGTTAGAATTGGAATGGGAAATATAAAGCAAACTATTGGTGAGGCAATCACTCACGCTGAAAAAGGTATTCTACTTTTCGTTGTATTCGGTACCATTTGGGCTGCTGGATCTGACATCTTTACGATGTTTACAACGCAAGGCAAGATGGTCCTCGGTGATCTTTTCTTGCTCTTCATTTACGCAGAGATTCTTGGCATGGTCGCAGCATTCTATCAGAGTGAACGCATACCAGTATCACTGCCTCTTATCATTGCCATGACTGCTCTGACACGTATGATCGTGTTACAGACAAAGAGCAATGAACCAATCAACATCATCTACGAGTCAGCTGGTATTCTTATTCTCGCAGCTGCGGCTTACATTATGACGAAGAAAGATTATATTTCTTTGAAGAAAGGCGATCTACGTGAAAGTCATTGATGACATTCTTAGTCAACAAGAATTAGACTATATCAAACAGCAATACGCTGAGTCTGTGACTGGCGTATGGCTAATCAATCGTTATCATTGGCAAGATGTATTGACTGTTGGCACTGATGGTCTTGTATTAATGCAAGAGGTAAATGAGACTGTACGTAAGATAGTAGAAGAAGCTATCAAAGAGCATGTACAATTCAGTAAACCACCGGGTATAATGTTCTATATGTGGACTACAGGTTCAGGTATTAATTGGCATCATGACGATCACGTCGATAAGGCATGCACAATCTATCTCGAAGATTGGCCTATCGATTTCGGTGGTCAGTTTGTATACAAAGATGGTCGCGCTAACATGATGGTTCCTGTCAAAACGAACAGACTTGTTATCAATGACAATCATACCGAACACATGGTCACACAGGTAAAAAAGAACAAGGATAATATCAGATACACTTTACAGGTTTTTGGAACATGAACAGATTTGTTATTGAAAAAACACCGCAAAGATGTGCTCAGTCACATTGCGACAAACACGTACCGAAGATGTATGTCGAAGAAGCACAGATGTTGTCGACTGTGCACCGCATCTTGGATGGTACTGAGGAGCGACGGCCTTCAAAGTCAGGCAAGACTATGCAACGATATTGGAAATTGCCTGATGATCGCGAGGATGTCCTCTATTCTGCCGTACACGTAAAACATCCATGCACTCTATGGGCTATGGAGACGGCAGGTAATTATCAGTGGGCATATCAAATGTACCTCTACCTCGGCATCGAGTACAACTACCGATACAATAAGTATCACAAGACAGACGAGCTTGATGGTTGGTTGTGCTATCCGCCTGACAATATCAATCCTTCGCAAGAAGTCACGAAGATGCCTCTCGCGATGGGTGCAAATCCCGAATGCATCAATCCTGATGATGTGATGGGTTCTTATCGTAAGTTCTACCAAACTAAGCAACATCGCTTCAATATGGTATGGTCAAAGCGTCCTATTCCTCATTGGTTTGAATACGCTGCATGATAAATAGTCCTATCAATAGGAGATAGGATTCATGGCTTTAGGCAAGCTAACACCAGCAGAACTCTTAAAAAAGAATAGTAGTACAGGCGAACCTCGCATAGACATTCTCATGAATGCTATCGTTAAAGGTATTGCCCTGCCTCTCGTTGACGGAAGCGAACTTGTACTTGCTAATTCTGATGAAAATAAATCTGCTGTAGAAAACTTTAAAGTTGAAGGCAAAACATTTAACCTTAAAGCAAAAACCGGGCAGCGTGTTATTAAATCATCTGATATTGGTAAATCACCGCTATTTGGTGGTGGAGGCGGAGGCGCAGGTGGTGGTACACAACAAACTGCGATTGTAGAATCAATGCAATGTGTATATCTACAAGCAATGTTAGATAATCCTGGCAAAGAACTAGAATTCTTTAAACCATCTGTCATGAAAAAAGCGTACGCTAAGTGTGAAGTTGGTGGTACTACGTTCGAACAGATCAGAGATTTTGATGCGAGCTGGCATTTATCTGCATTTAAATCAGCAGAGATTATTCTTGCAAAAGGATATGTCAACAAAAATCAAGTCTTTCATCGTGACTCAGATACAATGAAAAAAATCTATGCGATGAAGAAAGAGGCATTTAAAAATTCTGGTCTCGATCCTCTGACTGATGATAAGTGGAATCCCGGTGATATATGGGCGGTACATAAAAACTTTGATGTGAGTACAATGCGAACACGTACTATACAAGAATACAATCAAGATATTCTCAAAGCATTTAAGAGCAAAGACTGTGTAGGCATTTCACTTAAGCTTGTAAAGAAGAATGCTAAACTATCTGTACTGAACGATTCAAACAAACGTCCAGCTGCACTGAAGTATGTAGAATCGAAGACACAAGGTCAACAGCGTAACAATACTTTCTTCTCGTCAAAAGGTGGTCAGATCATCTATTCAGATGGCAAGATGGAGTGCAGACCTAATTCTCAGCTAGCAGTTATTAAAGCAGAGATTGTAGGCAAGACAGCACGAGGTGGAGGTGCAAGTTGGGGTGTGATATCAGATATCGTAAAAGATGTTGCAAATGTCTCACTACCTAATAACTCTGCTATCGTCAATGCCGCGAAAGCGATGAAACGTGGCGATAAGACTGCGATTAATAAATTTTGGCTTGATGCGAAGTTAGTCAACAAAAATATTAAAGAGAAAGAATTTAAAGCAGAGATACCTAACTGTGAGTTAGAATGGATACACGGTAAATATGGTGTATGTACTCTGCTCAGTACCTTGCAAAGAAAGAAAGGTGCAAAAGCAAACGAAATTGTTAACTCAATTCACAACTACGCTGGTAGTCAATCAAAACTATCAAGTGTGTACATCAAGGTTTACGAATGAAAAAGTTTGATAAGTATATAGTAGAAGCAAAAAATACACACATGGAACATGTGGAGGATCTGATATTCAATGAAGGAGTGGTTGGTACTAGAAAGGCTATTAATTTCCTACGTGATCTCAGAGATATGCTTGCTGGTAGCAGTAAAACTGGAGTATCACGTACGGTCAAATGGGACGGTGCACCAGCTGTATTCGCAGGCATTGATCCTTCAGATGGAAAGTTTTTCGTCGCTAAAAAGGGAGTATTCAACAAGAATCCAAAAGTCTATAAGACTCCCGCTGACGTTAAGGCTGATACTAGCGGGGATCTCCAAGCTAAACTGCTTGTGGCACTCGCCGAATTTAGTAAATTAGGAATCAAAAAAGGTGTATATCAGGGTGATCTGATGTTCACTAAAGGTGATGTGAGAAAAGAAGATATTGATGGTCAGTCTTATTATACTTTTCAGCCTAACACTATTGTTTATGCTGTACCGGTTAAATCTCCCCTTGGAAGACAAATCTCCCGAGCTAAAGTCGGTATTGTATGGCACACAACTTACACTGGTGCTACTTTTGATTCTATGTCTGCATCTTTTGGCAAAGATATAGCTAGCACATTTAGTAATCCTGCAAGTATTTGGCAAACAGATGCCACATATCAAGACGAATCAGGTCGAGCTACGTTTACAGAAAAAGAAACAGAGCAAGTGACTGATAAGTTAGCTGCTGTCGGCCGTGTATTCAATAACACACCTGCAGAACTCATTAACTATTGGCATCAGAATCCGAAGTTGCTTGATCTCGTTAAGATATTCAACAACAGTTACGTACGTCAAGGTAAGCGAATCAATCCACGTACACATACACAAGCATTCATGAACTGGATGACTGATAGATATAAGAAAGAACTTGCTAAACTTAAAACTCCTGCATCACAAGCAAAGAAGAAAGCTGAGATGAAAGAGACGATGCGAATCTTTAGTAAGTTTAGAAAAGGTCAGATTCAGAATGTGTGGACTCTGATGGTTTTGCTCGCAGACGCAAAACAACTGATCATAAATAAAATGAATCAAGCTGGTTCTTTAAAGACTTTCCTACGAACGCGTAGCGGTTTTAAAGTGACAGCTCCTGAAGGTTTCTGTGCTATTGACCACCTCAGTAATGATGCGGTAAAGATCGTTGACAGAATGGAATTTAGTAAGGCTAATTTTAGTCCTGATATTATAAAAGGGTGGCAAAAATAGATGAAAGGTAAACATTTGGGCGGTCATTGCGGAATTACACATATTGATCAAGGTGCAATTGACTATGCTATCGACAAGTATGACGTTAAATCAATGTTGGATGTGGGCTGTGGACCCGGTGGTATGGTAACAGCTGCCATTCGTAGCGGACTTGAAGCGCATGGTATTGATGGTGATGATAAAGCACAAGAACAATGGCAGATTGCAGAAAACTTTACAATGTGGGATTTTCAAGAAGGTCCTGCACCGGTAGAAAAAACATACGATCTTTGTTGGTCAGTAGAATTTGTAGAGCACGTCTACGAGCAGTACATTCCAAATTACGTGCAAGCATTTCAGAAGTGCAAAGTGTTATTCATGACACATGCAACTCCTGGTCAAGGTGGTCATCACCATGTCAACGAACAACACGAACCATATTGGCTTGATCAAATGCAAAAGTATGGTTTCCGTTTTGATCGAGAATCAACAAACGAGTTACGTGAAAGAACCACAATGAAC